TCTGAGAAAAAGCCTTTTAGATCGCCTAACATCTTCGCAAAATCAGGTTCATCAACCTTATCTTCTGATACTTCGGCTGCTTTTTCCAGAGTCTCGGCAGGAACGTCTTCTGCTACTGCTTCTTCTGCAGGAGCCTCAGCTGGAGCTGCATCTTCTGCAACAACTGCTGTCTCTTCAACGGCTACTTCAACTGCTGCATCAACTGCAACATCTTCAGCAACTACGTTTTCTGTGTTATCTGACATTTCATTACCTCCTTCTGCGTTTGCCTGTTTTGCAATTTTTTGTGTATCAGGCAACGTAAATCTTGAGTGCTTATATGCATCAAGAATCTTATCAATCTCTTTTGCTTTGTTAACATCTGAGCTCTCAACCCAACCAATTAGTTGTGCTGGCTTACCAGATACTGGTGAGTCATATGTCTTCTCTGTTGAGATAAAAACAGAGTTACTGTCTTCACAGTAAAAAATATTTTCGGTTACAACATCTACTGCTATACCCTTTGCAATGTATTGTCCATTTACTTTCTGAATAGAAAGAATGTTACAAAGTTCATTTGCTGGAGAGTCTACAATTGATAGCTCCATCAATTCGTAGTCTTTGATAAATCTTACAGTCTTTCCTGTAGACTTATTAACCTCATTGTCTGACTCTTTAATCTTCCCGCCGATTGAGAATCCTGAAAGAGTTCCATCTAGAACCTTTTCCCAGCTATCCTGTGCGCCTTTTGAAATATATGCTGTTACATAAACACCATTATAAAATTCTTTAGTTGCTGGGTCGTAGAAGGTTTCTGGCTTAAAAGAAACCATCTTGCCAACTGCAAGTGATCCATGCATCTCACGAATATTTCCACGGAAGTTTTCAAATGCTTTTACGCTTGCTTCTGCTGTTACAACATCACCTGTTTGATCAACATTGTCTAGGGTTGCGAATCCTGAGACTGTTCTTTTTTCACGGTTAACTTTAGTGAAAGGAACAGACAAGCTAATGTCGTTGCCGTGGCTAGTCCATAAAGACTTTTCAATATTCATATGCTTAATTTTATCTACTTATAGATAAAAAGGCAAATAACAGTTGAGTAGAGTTAGTCAACCTGTCTGCCGTCGCCTTTTGCATTTCTGCCTTCTCCCGATTTATCGGGGGCAGTTGCTTGGCGATCTTGCGATCTTTGCCTGGTATTTCCAGCTTGGGCTAATTGTTCTGAAGCGGCTTGGCCCTTTAAATCGACCATGTCGTCTCCTCCTTCAAGAGGAATCATGCCCTTTCTAATTCTAACTTCATTAGGGGTAATTACCTGCATTCTTAAATATCTTTCATCAATTTTAGACTGAGTATCTTCGTCTGTAAGAGTTAACTCATTGAATTTAATTGATAGGGCGTCTGTTTTCTCTTCAAAGATTTTATTTATTTTCTTTTCTAAAATCATTTGTGCTGGACGACATACCTGCTCTTTAAATGTCTTATCTGCATCACGGGCTACCGCCAAATTAACTCCTTCTGGAGTTCCAATTTTATTAATTGGTACACGGTGGGCCAGCAGGATTTCATCTCTATTTGATTTACGATAAACGTTAAATGAGGATTCCTGTGGATTTGCCTCCACTGGTTCCATTTTAAATTCGGTCTTTGAATCTGGAGTATCTCCTGGAAGTGGGATATATAGGGATCTGTGATTCTTACCCTTTAATCCGACCTGGAAAAACTCAAGCAATTTTCTTTCTGATTCTGGAGAAAGCTTTGCTCCCTTTACTGTAATGATATATCTTGGGACCGCCTTGTTTTCAAAGTAATCAAGATTGTATCTTCCAGACAATTCGTTTCCTGCAAGAGCAACCTGGGCTGCAACAATATCTGGCAATCCGTAATAGTTGCTCATAGGGGTATACTTTTTTAAATGAATAATTTCATTTGGACGGTCCTCTTGTCCTGCAATAGGATTTTCTGTTTCAGAGTCTCCAAAGTTATTAAAGAAAACCGCCTTACCATAAAGCAATTGAATAAAGCCATCTCTTAGTCTACGAACACGCATTGTCTTTGATGGAATATGTCCGATATACCCAATGTTTCCACCTGTTGTTCTGCCTATCTCTATATAGCCATTTCCTGTTGCTTCAAGGTCTGTGTAAACCTTAATCAATGTTTGTGTAAATGTATCTTCTTCGTTTGTTGTATCTACCCAAGCGTGTAAGTCTTGTCTTAACTTACTTAGTTTTCTACGTGCTCGCTCAAGAGACTTATCATCTGTAATAGAATCAAAAGCATCATTAGTTTTCTTTGTTTCTACGAAGTCATATCCCAGACCAACAATATTGGCAACCTTTGCATTGATTGCTGCATAGTTGTATGTTGATATTTCATAGACCTTTGAAAGGTATTCAAGATTGTATGTAGGCTCAACTAGATCGAACATTGAGTAACCTGAAATAGCTTGTGCTAATAAGTTCTGCTGTGTTCCAGTTCCTTCTACTCCCGAAAATGACTTAGAGAATTCTCTACTTACTTTGCGTTTAAATGATGCACCGAGCCCTCGAACTTTCTTGAGCTCATCTATTCCTGCGGCAAATGGATCATTGCTTACTTCATCTTTTTTTACAGAAAACCAGTCTGCTGTATTTGATATATTAATTACGCTGTCTGCGTTATCGTCATCAAGAAATTCTACGCTCACCTTGCACCACCTATTTTTTTCATTTCGTCTTTATAATTTCCAATGTCGTATGGGTCTGGAACTAGTCCCCAGTCGAGTCTTTGCTTTTGGTACTGGAACTCTTCGTCGTCAATCTTCCTTCTTCCAGAAAGAAATTTAGGCCCGCCTTCGTGTATACCGAACGAGCTAACCTCTCTAGCCAAAGCATTGATTCTGGATCTATTTCCTTTTTTGGACGTGATCGAAAGAAAGTTGCCATCATCGTCACCAATCCATCTCCCGTCTGGCATTTCCCAGACATATATTCCAAGAGTCGTTTCTTCTTCAAGAACCTTATACTTAGTATTATTAATATCCATAGTAATTTATTTTACCATTATTCCCTACACAAGTCCAGCTTTTGTCAACGAATGTGACAAAATTAAATAGTTTGTATTACAATCCAGTCACTGTTATACGCTTTAGGGGCAGATTCTGTCAAGGTAAATGACGTATCTGATATTGAAGCATTTGGGCGGGAAATATAAGATCCATAGTGCTCAAGGATTAAAGCCTCTGACATCTGGTAATCATATATAGCAATATTCTTGTATAGGCTGGAAGGCCCGCCTGAAGTTGAATAATTAAACTTTAATACACCCGAACAAGGTTGTGTTAGAACTAATACAATATGATGCAGGTTATCTGCTAGGAACACATTGGAGATATTTGTCTGGCTTGTTCTATCTACTCCGTTTACATATATCTTTGAGATATTGGTCTTTGTTATGGTCCCGCCGTTTGTCCAAGAGTACTTAGAAGCCGTATAAGAGCCATCTGAGGCCACATCGAACAAGGTGTTAGCCGTAAGGTCGGAAGGCGTGAAAAACATCTCTATGGTGCTTACAGAGTCAGATACGGGTATATTAAACCCTGCTCCAGCTTTTGTTTGCAATCCATTATTCTTATGTCTTAAAAGCGGTGGGTAATTAAATGATCCAAGCGAATAGTCAGATGTTGATGTTGCATAGTATCCTGAATTTTCTGAATATGTATCTACTGATGCATAGAAGTCTACTTTAACTGAAGATAACTTTGGAAGGTATTTAGAGGCATCTGTTGTAGACATTGTAATTCTTAGGAATATATTATTGGTTGTTATTGCTGCAGACTTATTATAATTAGGTAGGGCTTTTCCATTCTCACATAGGTCATATGTAATTCCATCTAGGCTGGATTCTACTGTTATATTTTTATCAGCCTTCCAATATGCCTTGGAAGTAGTAGCACCCATATCAACTGGGATATTTATGATTTCATTAATTTCAACAGATTTGGCTAAAACGGTATCTGTCTTATAAAAAGTAAGGGCTTGATTAGTCTTGTCATAATAGACATCGTCGTTTACATAGTTCTTTAGATTAGATAGTGCATATCTGTGGACGGGCTTAAGGAATTCATCATTTAACTGAAATAGCTTTCCGCCGTCTGTTCTAATAAACTGAATAGGGTTTACGTGGAATGTTCCTGCTATAAAATGAGATCTAATTATTTCTGATGTCAAGGCATCACGATATA